TGGATCATAATTTCTAAAATCAAATTCTAATTCACCGCCTTTATATTCTGAACCATCTGTTAACTGACAAGTCATAGATAGTTTTCGAATTTTGCCGTGCTCTGGTGTATTTGGTTTATCATAAGGTTTATCCCAACTATCACAATGCCAATCATAGTATTGATTTAATTTATATTTTGTAAACTGACAAGCTTCCGATCTGTCCCAATCAAAATTCCAACCTGCCATTTCATTTGCTTTATGTACATACGGATGTAATTCTTTGTAAATCCACGTATCACTAAGCCATACTAAATCTGATTTTCTTTTTCTTTGTAAATTTTTAACATCATCTTTATTTAATTTTTTATCTCCATAACCACCGGTTAAAGCCATAACTTCTTTCTGTTGATTAGCGTACTTTATAACATCATCACAAAATTTAGGTGTAAGCACACCACTAAAATACCAATAATAATTAGATATATTCATACGTTATAGTCTGTACAAAATTTAAACTATCCTTTTGATTATTAGTTAAGTAATACATATTAGTTGATGGAAACATAATAAATTGATTATTAGTCAAAGGCATATCCCAAGATCTTCCTTTACGTCTATTATCTTCATAGTGTATTCTGACCATACAATCTTTTACTTTTACACCATATAATAATGTAAAGTCTGGTGAGTTTCGAAGATCTACTGGATCAATATTAAGTAATGGAATTGTAGTTTCCGCAGGTTTATAAATATTTCCCCACGTTTCTTTGTTAACTAAACTGATACCATATTCAAGACCAATGTGATCTCGCATATAAGTATTCAACATATCCCAAGTTCTTGAAAATGGAAATTGTTTGTTTTGAATTACTGATTGTAGAATGTCGCCTGATAATTTATCTCGGTCAATGTCCCAATCTTTGGGCATTGCCACATCACCATAATATAAAGCTTGTTCAGATAATACTTTCTTTTGCATACCACATACCTTTGTAATTTATACTTTATCGTCTGTCAAGTCCCAAGACTGACCTTCTTCATTCCAAACATAAATCCACATATTAGTCCCGGCTTGATTTTGTGATTCTTGTTCTGCTGTTAATACAGGAGCATCACCGATTGGAGATTTCCAACTTGCAGTTGTGGTATCTTTTACCCAAGATGCGTGAGGTTTTTTAGGCCAAAAAATATTATTATCTTCATCCCATTCATAACCTATACCTGCGTAATTTCCTCTTAAAGGTGTTCCGCCATTGTTATGTTGATTGCTGTATGTATTGTAAGATGTTTGAATCCACATTTGTGCAGGCCAATTATTGTGATGTTCTAAATATTGTTGTCCCACTGCTTCATCTTCAACACCATCAGCGTTTAACATATCTTTGTTATCAAGTGTTAACACTTGAATAACTTTTCCGTTAGCTCCTAGTTTTGCAAAATGTGCCATAATGTTTCTCCTTATATATTAAAATTAATTACCATTCAACTATTGAAATCTATATCTTATCATAACAATTCCTGAACCACCACCTCCACCATTAGTTCCACTCGGAGGTGCTGCTCCAACACCGCCTCCACCACCACCAGTATTATCTGTCCCTGAAGGTGCAGGATCTCCTGCCCCACCTGGTCCGTATGAATTTGCTCCATTTCCTCCACCACCAGCTCCACCAGCTCCACCACCAGCATTATAACCGCCACCGCCACCACCACCAGCAAAATATCTTGTATTACTTTCAGGTCCTGGAGTTCCATAAGAAGGTGCTGTTGGACCTATGAAAGCGTCAGGAACATAACTTCCTATTCCACCTGCAGTTCCTGCGTTTATTGGTGCTGATCCTGGAGGTGCAGCTCCAAGTCCACCTCCACCAGTGCCTCCGCTTGGAGCACTAGGAACAGGCACAGCTGGGTGCCCTTGTGGTGGAGCAACAGGAGGGTCATTACCTGTTCCACCTGTATCAGTTGAAAACGTACCTCCACCAGATCCACCTGGTCCTCCACTTGATGGGTGATTTGCACCATACCCACCACCCGTCGATGTTATTGTTGAAAAAATTGAATCATTTCCTTTTCCTCCATTTGCTGAGGGTGGACCTGCTGTCCCACCACCACCTACTGTAATTGGAAAAGCTGTTGCTGTAACTGTAATTCCTGCTGGTGCCTTTATAGGATTAGTTGTTGGAGTTGATTGAAAAGTTCTTCCTCCACCGGCACCACCACCTCCACGGCCACCTGCTCCTGGACCAGATGCACCAGAACCTCCACCACCACCTGCTACTACTAAATAATCAACAACATTATCTGCAGCACAAGTTGCTACTCGACTTACTGTAAAAGTTCCTGGAGATGTAAAAATATGTGTTTTAAAATTACCACAAGTTGCTTCTGTTCCACCTGTAGCTCCAATATAAGGAGGAACACCTATTTCAGTATCTTCTGCGTTTTGAACGTTAATCCAACCTTTTGTTGAATCAACGTAAACAAAAGTTGCTGCTTGACCATTTATGTCTAATATTGCGTTCTCTGCTTGACCACCAATTTTTTCTGATCCATTTGGACTTACTGTTAAATTATATGTTGCAAAATTTCTTGCATAATCTGAAACTGCTACTATCGCTCCGGCAGAACCTGCTGGTAAATTCATTGTTATAGCACTTCCTGAATTTATAAAATAACCCTCACCACTAGCTGCAGTAAATGTAGTTGTTTTAATGCTACCTGTCTGCCAATTAACAGAACCTTCTCTACCAAATCCTGTCTGTGTTCCATTGTTCGTGATTGTTGCACCAGATGCAACTGTTAGAGTAGCACCACTAGGAAGATTAAATGTATCTCCACTATCTCCTAATTGTGTTGTACCACACGCTACTCTTGGACTTATTTTATTTACTTTTATTTCACTCATAATTATTTAAATCTATACCTTATCACAACAATTCCTGAACCTCCAGATGTACTTCCTGTTTGTGCAGAAGCTCCGCTACCACCACCAGTATTGATTGTTCCTGCTGTTCCAGAATCTCCTGGACTTGTAGGGTGGTGTGCGCCTGCTCCTCCACCACCTAAACCACCGGCTCCACCATTACCTGGAGGTTCTCCTCTTCCACCCCCACCACCAGAAAAATATTGTACACAAGATGAACACTGACCATTAGAAGAACCAAAACCTGTTACACCACCACCAGCTCCACCAGGACCAGCAGTTTGTCCACTATAAGTAGATCCGCTTGCCATAGCTCCGCCACCACCACCGGATCCTGGATAAGGCCCACTTCCTCCTCTGTTACCAGATCCACCACCAGGTTCTCCTTGAGGTGGACTAACTGAAGGAGTATTACCACTCCCACCAGATGGAGTACCACTATGTTCAGACATTCCTCCTCCTCCACCAGATCCACCAGAACTACCAGCAGATCCAGTTGGTGAAATATATTTACCGCCGCCACCACCGCCTGCTGATGTAATTGTTGAAAAAGTTGAAACACCACCTGGATTACCTTGTTGATAAGGAGAATTTGTAGGAGGATTACCTGTTCCACCTGCTCCAACTGTTATTGGATAAGGTTGTACTAAAACCTCTATACCTGCTGGTGCATTTCTAGGTGCACCTGGACCACTTTGAGGATTATTTGGGTTAGCAAAAAATCTAAAACCTCCTGCACCTCCACCACCACCATAACCACCACCACCGCCGCCACCACCCACTACTAAATAATCGACAGTGTTTTCAGATGCAGTTTCAGATAGTTGTGAAACAGCAAATGTTCCAGGTCCTGTAAAAGTATGAATTTTAAAATCTCCTGATTCAGACACAGTTCCTCCTGTGGCTTCTAGTCTAGTAGCACTTACATCACTAGTATTTGCTGTAGCAACACTCTGATAACCAGTGGTTGCATCAACAAATACTAATTGAACTGCTGAATTTGCTTTTGTAATTACAAGATTTTCAGTTGTTCCATTTATTTTATTTGAATTTCTATTTATTGTAATATTGTTTGTTCCTGCTGTGCTGTTGTAGTCTGAAACAACTATCATATCACCTGCGCTCGGTGAACCTGGTAAGGTTACAGTAACTGCTCCTCCAGCTGTGTTAACAAAATAACCTTCTCCAGCTACTGCCGTAAAATCTGTTGTTTTAGGAGTTGTAATATAATCAACAGATCCAGTTTTACCAAAACCTGTTTGACTTGCACCTGATGCTAAAGCGATCGTATCACCACTAGCGCCAATAGTAATAGTATTACTATTTTCGTTAATAATGTTTTGACCACATTGGTTTTGAACGTTGTTTACTTTAATTGTACTTGTCATAATTATTGAAACCTATATCTTATTACTACTATACCAGATCCTCCAGATGCTCCAGCGTGAGAGCTAGGATTTGAACTAGTTCCACCAGCACCTCCACCTGTATTAGCTGATCCATTTGTTCCAGTGCCACCTGGTGGATATACTGCTCCACCACCGCCGCCGCCAGCACCGCCAGCGATTGTACCTGGTACTTGAAAAGGCGCTCCGCCTCCACCACCAGCAAAATATTTTAAAGCACCATCTGGGCCTGAAGTTCCTGATGCTGGAGCTATTGCTGTTCCTGCTCCAATACCACCAGCTCCACCATTTTGTGGTGCAGTTGAATTAGATCCAGCTCCACCAGCTCCACCACCACCGGCACTACCACAACCTCCTGGATTAGCTATTCCATTTCCTCCAGGATTTCCTTGTGGAGGAGTTACTGGTGGAGTATTGCCTGCCATACCGGCTGCATTTGGATACCCACCGCCGCCTCCGGATCCACCTGTGGAACCAGGAGTCCAATTACTAGCATATCCTGAACCAAATCCACCTCCAGCACTTGATATCGTTGAAAATGTAGAAGCAGAACCATTTGTACCCATATTACCTAAACCTGCACTTCCTCCTGTTCCTCCAGCACCAACTGTTATTGGAAAATTTGTTGCTGTAACTGTAATTCTATTACCTGATGTTGGATAACCATCTAATGGACTTGCTGTGTATCCAGGAGTTGAAGGGCTTTTTAATTCTCTAAAACCACCTGCACCACCGCCTCCCATAGCGGAATTATTAGCGCCTATACCAGCTGCTGCACCACCTCCAGCTACAACCATATAACTTACTAAATTATTAACTGGTGCACAGCAAGTTGCTATTTTACTTACTGCAAAAGTTCCAGGCCCTGTAAATGTATGAATTTTGTCATTACCACAAGTTGTTATTGTTCCTCCTGTTGCTTCAATAAAAGGAGGAACTCCTGTTTGAGATGTTTGAGTTTCTTGAACATTAATCCAACCCTCTGTGGCATCAACAAAAACAAAAGTTGCTGATTGACCATTAACAGTTAATTCTGCACTAGCTGCTTGACCACCAATTTTATTAGAACCATTTGGAGTAATTGTTAAAGCATTATTTCCAAAAGTTCTTGTATAATCTGCAAATGCAACTATTGCACCGGCAGTTCCTGCAGGTAAATTTACAGTCACAGCTCCACTAGATGT